TTTTACGAGCTATATCTTTATTACCTAAAAGACCTGAAGCTTATTTTTTACTAGCTCGTGTATATGAGCGAAATAAAGATTGGCAAGAAGGTTATACCATATCAGAGTTAGGCATTCGATTTGCAACNGACAAACCAAATACTTACACTGATGTAGAGTATCCAGGCGATTATGGATTGCCATTTGAAAAAGCAATTTGTGGTTGGTGGATAGGGTTATGTGACGAAACTATAGCATCACTCAGATATATACATCAAAATTACAATTTAGCACCTGTATATAAAACAGCTGTTGAAAACAATCTTAGGAATTTAGGAAACTCTTGGAAAGAGCCAATGATTTATACTCAAGATCAATTCAAGCAATTAAAATATAAATTTCAAGGTGCCGAAACAATTGAAAGAAATTTCTCTCAATGCTATCAAGACTTATTTGTTTTATCTATATTAAATGGAAAACGAGATGGAACTTATTTGGAAATTGGTTCGGCAGATCCATTTTATGGAAATAATACAGCGCTATTAGAAACACATTTTAACTGGAAGGGACAGTCTATAGATATTAATCCTATAAGTGTAAGCGACTTCAGAAATAGAAGGTTAAATCAAGTAATAGAGGGTGATGCGACGAATATAAACTATGAGAGTTTGCTAACAGATCCAATTATTGATTATTTACAAATAGATTGTGATCCACCTAGTATTTCATATGAAACTTTATTGCAAATTCCATTTTGGAAACATAAATTTCGAGTAATTACTTTTGAACATGATGCTTATGTCGACGATACAAAAAGCGTAAGAGATAAGTCTAGAAAGTATTTAGAGTCTTATGGATATAAATTAGTCGTGGCAAATATAGGTCCGGACGCATATTCTCCTTATGAAGATTGGTGGGTTCATCCGGAATTAGTAGATGTTCATTTAATAGAAATAATGCAATCTGTTGGTAATGCAACTAAAAAAGCANATATTCATNTGTTAATCANNTAGTTTCAAAAGAACAGCCCATAATTATTAATGTACATTTTAAGTAATGTAAAATTTAATAAATTAATATAATAATATAAATAAATTAGTTATGTCAGAAATCAAATTAACAGAACAAGAACTAAAACAAGTTCAAGAGCTTCGTACAAAATACGCAACAATCACTGCTCAATTAGGTCAGCTTAAAGTAGAGCAAATCATCGTTAACGAGCAAACCAATCGCTTAAGCGAGTTAGAATTGGAATTTACTAAAGAATATTTGTCTATTCAAACTGAAGAAGAAAAGCTAGCTGCAGACATTACTACTAAGTATGGAGAAGGCGAAATTGATGTAGAAACAGGAGTAATTACTATACTCTAATCTTCTGTTTGACCAAAACAAACCATATTTATTAGTAGATAAATAATCTTTTAACAACCAAATCTTAAACATAAAAACACAATGGCAGAAAAAATCGTTAGCCCCGGTGTCTTTACCGAAGAAAAAGATTTGTCGTTCTTACCTCAAGGAATTGCCGGTATTGGAGCAGCATTTGTAGGACCAACCACAAAAGGTCCAGCAATGATTCCAACATCAGTAACTTCATATAGCGAGTTCGTTCAAATTTTCGGTGATACCAATCCAAATTTATACTTACCTTACGCAGCTAAGGAGTATTTAGCAAATTCAGGACAATTAACAGTTGTTCGTACTTTACATGATGATGGATATGAATTATCAAGTCCTTTAGCGTTAGTAGCTACTGGTTCATTCGGTTCTAGACATATTGCATTAATTCACCCTTCGCAAGTAGTTTCAGAGACTACTGCATTTTATAATGGTACTACTCCATTGTTTCAAGCATCAGCATTAACTTCAAATATCTCAGGATCGTTCGTAATTAACGTATCTGGTTCATATACAGTTGATACCTCTGCATTCCCTAACGCTGTAGGAAATGGATCTGCTATTTATAGCGCTTCATTAAATAGCTCAAATGCTAACTTTTTAACTAAAGTATTTAGCAAGACTGCTAACACAACTTCAACTCCAGGTTATTTGTATACAATGTTTACTAAAGCTGCATCAGCTTCATTAGCTGCTGACCCTGCTTGTACTATTTCTATTCAAACTGGATCATTTGATTTCACTGATGGTTATATGGAAGCTCAAACTCCATGGATCATTTCTCAGACAGTAGCAGCTGCTAATCAGAATTTATTCAAATTGCATACTATCGCTGATGGTATTCATTCAAATTACGAAACTAAAGTTGCTATTTCAAATATCAAACCTGCTGGAACAGTAGCTGGATCTGAATATGGTTCATTTACCGTAACAATTCGCGCCGTAGATCAAACTAAATTAAACGCAATTGGTTCTCCATATACAACTCAAGACTCAGATGTTCGTCCTAGTATATTAGAATCGTTTGATAACGTTAATTTAGATCCTAATTCTGCAAGATACATTGCAAGAGTAATTGGTGACCAATATATGACATTTACTTCAGGTAAAGTTGTTGTATCTGGAGATTATCCAAGTAAATCTAAATATGTATATGTTGAAGTAGATGATAACGTAGCTAAAGGAGTTTATTCTCCAGAGTTAGTTCCTTTCGGATTTGCCGCTTTATTCAATCCATTACCTTCAGCTTTTGAAAATATACCTTCTGCTAGTTTCGCAACTGCTCAAACTATCAATGGTATTTACAACAAACGTAAGCATTTCGGATTTGAATATGATTTCGTAAACACAGATAACATCAATTACTTAAAACCACTTCCTGCAGCAAATGCAACGATTGGTTCAAATGCTAAATTCTTATTATCTAATTGTTTAGAAGATTCAACTTTAGGCAGTAATGCTATTGACTTAACGACAGCTACTTCAATTGACTCTCGTAAGTTTATTGTTCCTTTCCAAGGTGGTTCAGACGGTATTCAATCTAACCGTAGAATTTTAGTAGGAGCTGATATCGTAGCTGCAAATACTCAAGGATATGATTTATCAAGTGCAACAGCTGCTGATTATTCAGTATACAAAAATGCAATTGATGCAGTATCTAATCCTGATGAGTTAGACATTAATATGATAGCTCTTCCAGGTGTTATTCAAGATGCTCACTCTGCAGTAATTGATTACGCTGCTAATATGTGTATTGACAGAGGTGATACTTTCTTAGTATTTGATTGTGTTGGCTTAACTGGAAATATTGCTGCTGCTACTTCAGCAGTTGAAGCTTTAGATAATAACTATGCCGCTACTTACTACCCTTGGGTGAAAATTGTAGATGCTAATATTAACAAACCAGTATGGGTACCACCAAGTGTGGTAATTCCAGGCGTGTTAGCTTTCAATGATAGAGTAGCTGCTGAATGGTATGCACCTGCAGGTTTAAATCGTGGTGGTTTATCAACAGTATTAGACGCTTATACTCGTTTAACTCACGCTGAAAGAGATGAGTTGTATGAAGGTCGCGTTAATCCTATTGCTACTTTCCCTGGTCAAGGTGTTTGTGTATGGGGTCAAAAGACTCTTCAAGCTAAACCTTCAGCATTAGATCGTATCAATGTTCGTCGTTTATTAATTGCTGTTAAGAAATACATTGCATCAGCTACTAAGTATTTAGTATTTGAAAACAATACAGCAGCAACTCGTAACCGTTTCTTAAATATCTGTAATCCTTATTTGGAATCAGTACAACAACGCCAAGGTTTATATAGCTTTAAAGTTGTAATGGATGAAACAAATAACACTCCAGATATTATCGATCGTAACATTATGTATGGTCAAATATTCTTGCAACCAGCTAAGACCGCTGAATTCATTATTATTGATTTCAACATCTTACCTACCGGTGCAGCATTTGCTCAATAATTAAAATTACAATAAAGATAAAGCCTCTAGAAATAGGGGCTTTTCTTTTGTTTTTAAGTATCATCATATTTATTAATATAAAAAAAACTGATGCCTAATATATAAATGGTATAGTTTTTACAAAAGAAAGATATTTATATTAAAGAAATACTAAACAAAAAAAACAATGGCTGAATTATTAGACCCAACCGAAATAATGTTTACCGCTTTTGAACCAAAAGTGGCTAACCGTTTTATCATGTACATTGAAGGTATCCCTGCTTATTTAATTAAAGCGACTAATCGTCCAGGTATTACTTTCGGTGATGTGGTATTAGATCATATCAACGTAGAAAGAAAATTAAAAGGAAAAGGACGTTGGAATGATGTATCAATTACTTTATACGATCCAGTAGTTCCTTCAGCTTCTCAAGCAGTAATGGAATGGGTTCGTTTATCTCATGAGTCTGTAACAGGTCGTGATGGTTATTCTGACTTTTACAAGAAAGACATTACTTTCAATGCTTTAGGACCAGTAGGTGATAAAGTTGAAGAATGGACGCTAAAAGGTGCTTATATTGGAGACGCTAACTTTGGTGACTTTGATTGGGC